TGGATAGGTCTGCGAATAGAAATCGCGGACCTGCTGCAGCGTAAATGCCGGCGCAGGATCGGCAAGCTTGGCGCCGCTGTACGAGAATTCGCGTGTGAGCGTTTCGATTTGCATGTTGCGTCTCCGATCAGTACAGGTCGACGCCGGCGTCGGTCGGTTGCGGCAGCGACGTGCTCGCAGGGACCGCAGCTGTCGGCGGTTCTGCGGCCGGCGTTTCGCTGGCACCGCTCGGCTGGCCGGCGTCGTCGATGCGCATCTGGCGCGGGTCCGTCGCGCCGTCGTTCGCGCCGTCGCTCGTGGGCGGGGTCTTGCCGTCATCGGCCTTCGAGGCCTTCGGTGGCCGACCGCGGCCACGCTTTCCAGACGTGCCGACCGCGTCGCTGGCGTTCGAGGCGGGCAGTGCGGCGGTGTTGGCGTCGCTCTGGTTAGCGGCAGCGCACGCGCGCGCCTGGTCGAGCAGCGATGTTGCACCGGGCTCGTACACCTCGACCGCTGCCGCGAATTCCGCGTCGAGTTCCGCCGGCGTTGCGACGAGCGACAGCGGCCAGCGCTGCTTTTCGCCTTTGCCGTTCGGCATCGGAGTAACGTTGACGCGCAAGTTGTCGGCGCCTTCCGCAGTGATCAGGATGCTGATGCTCGTCGTTTGCGCGAGCGCGTGCAGTGACGTGAACAGGGACATGCGATTACCTCTCAAGTGAAGTCAGGCCGCGAGGCCGTCGTAATTGCGATCGGCGAAATCGATATCGCCGGGAAAGCGGTTCGAGCCGTCGGCTCGATGCCAGCAAAATAGGGAGCCGCGTCGGTGCGGGAACCAGTAACCGGCGCAGTCGCAGCGCATGCGCGTCGTGTTGCGGCGATTCATCCAGTGGTCGACACGATATTTCCGGCGGTTGCACGTGCGGCACGCCGGCAGGCGCGTGTAGCGGTCGGGATGGCGCCGCAGGCATCGGCGTGCGTCGCAGTGCGTGCAGCGAACGTGGCAGCGCGGCATCGGTCAGTCCTCCGCGTCGCCGGCCTGCAAGCGCTTTACGTCCACGCGTGCAGCTGCGCGACGTCGTTCGCGCGTTTCTCGAGCTCGCGCTGACGATTCGAGCGCATCGCGCACGCTGGCGCGCTGGATGGCGGTATCGAAATCGCCGCGCATGTGTAGCAATTGCCACTCGACTCGCAGCAGATGGTTTGGCAGGTGGTCTTTCTGCATGGCCGGCTCACGCGCTGTAGGTGCGTGCTTTATGCGCGTCCGGTGCTTCGCCGCTGTACGTCCAGGCGACGCAACCGATACCAACTGCGAGCCAGAGCAACACGATCTTCCAGAGGGGCATGGGCTTATTCATGCTCACCTCAAATACCGAAGTCCGGGGCGATCGCGCTCGCGATCAGATAGAGCACTGCAAGCGCGACGAGCGGGTGCCAGTCGCGCACCGGCAGAGCGCGAGACTTAAGCCGCGTGAATTCCGTCCGCCAGATCAAGATGGTTTGCATCAGAACCTCGCTCAAGGTGTGTGCAGCAACGGCGCTGCGACCAGGGCGAATTTAAGCACACTTAATCTGGGATGGCAAAAGAAATTTAGCGGGCTTAAGTTGACGTGCGGTCTAGAGTGCGGGCATACTGTTCATCCATACAGTATTGAAAGCGATTTGTAGAAAAAGACTGAGGGTGCGCTTCGATGAATTGGGACGAGGGTAAAGGCGGGGGCCGTTTCAATCCGGGGGATTTGGCGGTGATCAGCCGATGCGCGAATGCGGCGCATATCGGGCTGATGGTGAGGGTGATGGGAGCACACGCGACGCCCGATTACGATTGGGACGTCGAGTTGTTGGGAAAGGCGGTGGAGGGATACGCGGCCGGTCACGACCGCGTAGGAATTTTCAGGTGCGCGGCGGTTTTCGATTGGAACCTGAGCCGACTGGTGGAGTCGGCGCATTCAAATCGAGAAGTTCGCCGCGAGCACGCTCATGCATCGCAAGTACAGCCCTAAGCGGCGCGTGCACCGCCGTGATGGCGAGTTCCGTCATGCCCAGCGCGATTGCCCGCTTCAAGTCCGCATAGAACGCCTGGGCCTCTTGGGGTAGGTCATCTTGCGCATCCTTCATCGGGCCGCGCTTTTCCCACAGCCACTCGGGCCGAACGCGAAGAAAGCGCGCTACGCCAAACACGGGCGCCGCCTTCAAATTCTCCACGTTCACTTTGCCGCTCGTCCATTGCGAAACGGCCGACGGGGAAACCCCTGCCTTTGCAGCGATTTCCTTATCGTCGATTGACGATCCCAGTTCCGCCTCGCGAAGTTCCTTGGCGTACCTGAGTCGTCCTACGAAGGTGTCTAGGTCGTTCATTTCAGCAGGCTAAACCTACACGAGTAAGAGCACTTCACTTTTGAAATTAAGTGTGCTTAAATTCCGTCCATGGAAAACGACCTGCGGATCGCATACGCGAGCCAAATCATCGATCGCCTGGGCGGTACTGGCGCTGTAGCGACGCTCTTCGATATTGAGGACGCCGCCGTGTCTCAATGGCGCCGAAACGGCATCCCGAAACCGCGGATGCAGTTCATCGCTGTTGCGCGGCCAGATGTGCTTGTAGGTCTCGCCGCGCAAGATTCGTCCGGCGAGGCATCCGTCTGTCGGCGGGTGCTGCGTGCTCGGCGCGTCGATCGAAGGGCGCCGCGTCGCATGCCTGACGCATGAATATTTCAAACGATTTCCGCGCTTTGGCATCAAGCACGGCGAGAGTGATCGCGTCCCGCATGTGTCGTTTCAATTGAGGTTTCGGTGTCGCTGTTGCGTGACGGATCCTGAATCTCTGCATTTTCATGATGTTGCTCCGTTTGGCGATGGGGCAATTTTCGCGAATGCGCCGGCACGTTAACAGGATGAAATTCGGTGAAATTCAAGGGGAAATTGTGACTCACCAATACAGCCAAACGGCATGGATCGATGTGCTGTACACGTCCGTGCTCAACACGCCTGGGAAGGTCGAGGACGCTGCGCGCTATCTCACCGAACGCCGCGGGGTTCGGATAACCGGGGAATCGCTGCGCCTCCGTTTGCGAGAAGTCGAGGGCGCGCGCCTATCCGGCGAAATGTTCGAGCTGCTCGTGGAGTGGATGCTCGAGAAAAATCAACCGCATGCGCTGGCGGCAGTGCATGCGTTCAATGCGCGGTTCGGGCTTGTCGCGGCCGAAACTGCGACTGACGCGGATTCCGATTGCGTGCGCGCGTTAGTCGATTCCGCGCTGACGGTCAGCACGAAAGCCGGCGGTTTAGCAGACGAAGTTCGGAGGGCTGCCGACGATGGAGTGATTGAGCCGCGTGAAGCCGAATCGATCGAGCGAGTCGGCCGCGCAGCGCAACGTCAGATTGAACACACGATCGCGATCGCGCGGCGCTCCGCGCAAAGCCGTCGTCGCCGTCGCTCCGCCTAATTCACTGATTTCGGAGGTTTTTCGAATGGGCGCACACGACCCATTGGATGCGCACGCCCGTACCTCGGCTCCGGAAGCGGAGCAAAGCATTCTCGGTGCGCTGTTGCTCGACAACGGCGCGCTGGAAGAGATCGCGGGCGTTGTCTCCGAGACGGATTTTACGATCGGTGAGCACGCCGTCGTCTTCAGGGCAATTCGCGAGCTGATCCAGCGCGGCGCCGTCGCGGATGTCGTGACGGTATTTGAGCGATTGCATTCGGTCGATGCAAAGGTCGACCAGCCGCTGGCGTTCCTGAACGACCTGGTGCATGCGACGCCGAGCGCGGCCGGAGTTCGCCATTACGCCGAGATTGTCCGGAACCGGTCGATCTCAAGACGGATGCTCAAGGTATCGGAGCGGCTGCGCGATGCCGTTCTGAAACCTGGTGGCAAGTCGCCTGTCGAGTTGCTCGATCTTGTACAGGGCGAATTGCTGAAGATCGCTGACACGAGCCAGTCGGCCAATGATGAGTTTCGCCCGATATCGAGCGCGCTGACCACTGTGATACAGCGGATTGATGAGCGCTATCACGCAGGTGGTGCCGCGCAGATCGGTGGGACTGCGACGGGATATGTCGATCTGGATCGACATACGGACGGTATGCATGGTGGCGAGCTGATTATTGTCGCTGGTCGACCTTCGATGGGGAAGACCTCGCTGGCAATGAATATCGCGGAGCATGTCGCGGTTTCGCTCGATTTGCCGGTGGCGGTTTTGTCGCTCGAAATGCCCGACGAGCAATTGGCGTCGCGAATGCTCGCCGGGACGTCGCGAATCAATCAGCACAAGCTCAGGACCGCGAGTCTGCGCGATGACGACTGGTCGAGGTTGACACATGGCACGCAGGTGCTCGTCGACGCACCGATCTATGTCCTCGATAGCGCATCGATCACGCCGCTGCAGCTCAAGGCTAAGCTGCGCCGACTGCAGCGGCAGGTCGGACGCAAGCTTGGCCTGATCATTGTCGACTATCTCCAGTTGATGTCGGGGGATGGTGGGGCCGGCGAGAACCGCACCAGCGAGGTATCGCAGATTTCGCGCGAGTTGAAAAAGACCGCGAAGGAATTTGACGCGCCAGTGATCGCACTCTCGCAATTAAATCGCGGGCTCGAGCAACGCCCTAACAAGCGGCCGATGATGTCGGATCTGCGCGAGTCGGGGGCAATTGAGCAGGACGCGGACGTTATCTATTTTATCTATCGAGACGAGGTGTATAACCCGGACAGCGCAGACCGAGGAATGGCCGAGTTGATTATAGCGAAGCAACGTAACGGGCCGCTCGCGACAGTGCGATTGGCATTCCGAAACGAATTAACACGGTTCGAAAATTTTGCCGAACCTACAGGGGCATATTGATGGCGGGAGTGCCAACTTCATTTACATGGCGACGCGCGATGACCGCGAGCGATCTGCCCAGCACGACAAAGCTTGTTCTGTTCGTTGTCGCCGAATATGCGAGCTCGATCGATGACACATGTTGGCCGTCGCTCGAGCAGCTTGCGGGCCGCGCATCGCTCTCCACGCGAGCTGTTACCGAGCACCTGGGCGTCGCCGAGGATGCTGGATGGATCAGGCGATGGAAATCGCGGAAGAGCGGCAGGAAGTGGGCGCACGCCCACTATCGCTTGACGGTGCCGGAGGACGTCGCGCGTCGCGCTCGCGACGATCTGATTCTCGATATTGCTGGCACAGGGGCCGACGAGTTGGAACCTCGTTCCACTAAGTCCCCGGAGTCACTGGAACCACGTTCCGAAGGTGCAAAAGAAATAGGCGTCTCGGAACCACGTTCTAGTAACTCCTCCGAGTTGGTGGAACGAGATTCCGGTGATGCTCAAGAAACAAGCAAATCGACTGGAGGGTCGGACAGTTACTGGAACCACGTTCCAACTAACAACCCAATAAACAGAAATAACGAAGCTTTATCTCTCTCTCAAACGCCGGTGGTATACCCGGGGGGCGAGGGTACAGGCAGAGAAGGTGATCGTCAAGAGGCCGCGGCCGCATTGGCGAGGTGGATGGCGAGGCGACTGCACGATAGCGACCCCGGTGCAAGTGAGCCGTCGCTCGGGGAATGGGCGTCAGTGGTGGACGAAATGCTCGCAAGCGGCTTTCAGTCGAATCAAATCGTGAAGCTGTGGATGTGGGCGCTGCAGGACGGTTTCTGGTGCTCCGTGATTCGGTCCCCGGCGCGACTCAAAAAGAATTGGGATCAGTTGCGTGCGAAGCGAAACCAGTCATTGAAGCGAGAGCTTCAGCCTGCACAGCCGGAAGCGCGGGACGACCGATGCTGCGCGCACATCGATGACGGCGGCAAGCGATGTACCAACGTCGCCACGTCCATTCTCGGCGCGGGCTCGACTCGTCGCGGTTATTGCCGGCTGCACGTCGGCCTTTATGAAAATTGAAGCGGGGAAACAATGTCGATTGAAAAGCGATTGGAAAATTGGGCGCGTTCGCAGCGGAACGGCAGCGGTGATGGCGGTTGCGATTCGCTGGTCGCGAGCATCTACTTTCCGTCGGTCGGCGGACGCTCGATCGACTCGACGCTAGATCTCGAAGATGCGAACAAGGTCGAGGTTGCCGTGCGTAAGCTGATGCCGATGGATCGCAAGCTGCTACAAATGCACTACGTCTGGCGTAAGCCGCCGTTCGTGATCTGCCGGCGGCTCGGGCTCAAGGTGCGGCCGACAACTATCTTCGATTTCGCGCTGGCCCATGCGAAACGTGCTGTCGAAGAGAAGCTGGTGCAACCGCCGCCGCGCTACGTTTCGGTGCAGACGATCATCGATAAGATTGCGGAAGGTGTTGCGGAATCGAAATAGCTGTTCTACACTTCGATCCACAATTTGATCCGGTGAGTTTTACCGAGTGCGTGCGGCCTTTGCCGGACCGCTGCTCGCCCGGAAGAATCATGAAGCCCTGAGTGCGAAAGCCTCGGGGCTTTTTGCATTGGGGTTCACGATGCCGAAGAAAGCGCCGACGCAATGTCGGCATTTCGGATGCGGCCGACTGGTCGCGACACCGGGCTACTGCGCCGAGCATGCGCACGAAGCGATCGGCTGGCAGTCTGATCGGTTGCGTGGTTCGCGCCACGAACGCGGATACGGATCCGCGTGGACAAAGCTGCGGCGTGAAGCGCTCTCTCGCGACAATGGACTTTGTGTTCCGTGCCGGAAGAAAGGCCGGATCGCGCGCGCGATCGCAGTCGATCACATCGTGTCCAAGGCCGAAGGCGGAACCGACGAGTTGACCAATCTGCAGTCGATCTGCAAACCGTGTCACGACGTGAAGACTGCGGCCGAAGCCGCGCGCGGTCGCGGTCGCCGCTGACCTCCATTGGCCCGCCGCCCTCGAACCAGGGGGGGTACTTTTAATTTTTCGGGCCCTTGCCTGGGACCGAACGTTCAGCCGCATTTTTTCGCGGACTACTTTTTGAAGAGGGGGGGGGTTAAGACAGCCGCCCCATAGAGCCGATCGCGCAACGCGAGATGAGTTTTTCGTCGGCTCGCTTACGGGAAGCCTCACATGAGTCCGAATCAACCGTTTGCCGACGTCGGCGGTGCCGACGAGTCGCGCGCGTCGGGCGGCGGCGTTGGAAAGGCGATCGAATCGCCGCCGCCGCCGCCCGGGGTGCATTTCGAGTCCGCGCACCGCAAGGTGTGGGACTACCTGTGCTTCGCGCTGCGCGCGGAGGGTGTGCCGCACCGCACTGCCGGTGTCGCGCTGTCGATTGTGTGCATCGACTTCGTTCGCTGGGTGAAGGTTGAGCTGCAGTTGCGCGACTTCGAGAAGATCAATCACGGATCGTTCATGGTGCAGACGCCGAACGGTCATACGCAGCCGCATCAACTCTACTACGCGGCGAAGTCGCTGAAAGAGGGGTTGCTCAAGTGCCTGCCGGAAGCCTGCCTGACGACGCCGTCGATGCTGATCGCGAAATCGAAGATGGAAGATCCGAATCCACAGGACGATCTGTTCGACCAGTTGCTCGACCACGCGCGCTCGAGGCCGACGAGCTTGCCCGCCTGACGCCGGCCGTTCGGCATCGGTGGGACGTCGACTATGGCCTCCCGGTGCTGCGCGGCGAGATTGTTGTCGGCGAGTTCGCGTTTCTCGCGGTAAAGCGGCATTACGACGATCTGATCAACGGCCCTGCGCGTGGCATCGTATTCAGCGCGCCCCATGCAGCGCACATCATTGACTGGATCGAGACGCAGTTCCTGCACATCAAGGGTGCGCTGGCTGGTCAGACTCTCGTGCTTGATCCGTGGCAGCGGTTCTGGACCGCAGTCATGTACGGATGGCGTCGCGTCGATACCGGGCTGCGCCGGTTTCGCACGGGATACGAGGAGGTAGCGCGCAAGAACGGCAAGTCGACATGGAAGGCCGGCCAGGCGGACTATCTGTTTCTGATGGACGGCGAGCAGGGCGCGGAGGTGTACACGATCGCGACGACGCGCGAGCAGGCAATGAGCGTGTTCAAGCCGGCGCTCGACAACTACCGGCGCCGGTGCCGGCGATCGAAACGGCTGGCGCGTTCGATCAAGGTGTACGACGGAACCAACCAAGAGCGAATTGTGTTCGGCAGCAGCGTGTTCAAGCCGCTGCCCGCGAATGCGGAATCGCTCGATGGCTTGAACCCGTCGGTTTGTATGGTCGACGAACTGCACGCGCACAAAACGCGGGAGGTGTGGGACGTGATGGAGTCGGCGCTCGGTGCGCGGCTTCAGCCGTTAATCTCGGCCATCACCACGTCCGGCTACATCCTCGACGGGATCTGCACGGAAATTCGCGGCTATCTCGCCATGATCCTGCGTGGCGACAAGATAGACGACAGCTTCTTCGGCTACATCTACACGCTCGACGATGGCGATGATCCGTTCGATCCAGCTGTTTGGATCAAGGCGAACCCGAGTCTCGGCAGTGCGAAGACGGTCGAGTACATGCGTGCGCAGGCCGCGAAGGCGGCCGAGCTGCCGAGCGCCAAGGCAAACTTTCTCACCAAAGACCTGAATGTTTGGGTCAATGGTGCGTTGAGCTGGTTCGACATGCAGGTATGGGACCGCTGCGGCGCGCCGTTCGATCCGGCGATCCTCGTCGGTCGGCGGTGCTTCGGTGGCCTTGACCTAGCCAGCACGCAAGATTTGAGCGCATTCGTGCTTGTTTTTCCACCGTACGACGATGACGGGGATATTGTCGAAGAGCTCGGCCCGGACGGCGAGTGGTATGTGGTCGCGCATATTTTTGCGCCAAAGGCGAAGGTCGATACGCAGGAGGGCAGCGATGCCGCGCCGTATAAAAAGTGGGCCGAGCTCGGGTGGTTGACGGTTACGCCTGGTGCGGTGACCGACTATTCGATCATCCGCGACACGATCATCGGCGCATGCAAGAAATTCGACGTGCAGGACATTGCGTTCGATCCATGGAACGCAACACAGATCGTGAACGAACTGCTTGAAGCCGATATCCCGATGGTTCAAGTGCAGCAGAACATGTCGGGTCTGTCGCCTGGGGCGAAGCAACTCGAGCGCCTGGTGTATGGCGGCAGCATGCGACACGGGGGAAATCCGGTAATGCGTTGGTGCGCGAGCAACGTGACGCTGATGCTTGATTCGAACGACAACATCCGGCCGGACAAGAAAAAGTCTCGGCCGAACGGGCGCATCGATCCGATCGTCGCGGCCTGTATGGCGACCACGCGCGCGGTTACGTATCAGCCTGAAGCGGACCCGGAAATCTACATCCTATGACGAACGCAACGAACGGTGCGCCGCGCGCGAACGCGAGCGGCTCGCGAATTTTGAACCAATGGAACGCCGAGCGCCAGGCGGCAAAGGTGAACGCTGCCGCGGTGTCGACGAGTCAGATCGTCCCGGGCACGGATGCGTACGACTGGATGACGGGCTTGCAGACGCCAGGACGGGCGGTGAGCGAGCGAGGTGCGATGAGCGTCGCGACCGTCTATTCCTGCGTGGCGCTGATCGGTGGTGCGGTCGCTTCGACACCGTTGGTCGAGTACGAGCGCGGCCCGAACGGCGTGCTGCCGGTGGAATCGGAATATTGGGAGCTGCTCAACGAGGAGATGCATCCGCGGTGGCCGGCTGCGGTTGGATGGGAATTCGGCATGACGGGCCTGCTCTTGCATGGCGACCTGTTTTCGCGCATCCACCGTGTTTCGCGGTGGTCGCCGCGAATCGAGTCGGTCGAGCCGTTACATCCGCTTTCGGTGTGGGTCGACCTCGTCGACGGTCGCCTCGTGTACACGTATCTCGATCCGGCCACCAACGTAGTGATTACGGTCGATCAGGACGACATGATCCATGTTCCTGGCCCCGGCTTCGATGGCCGCCGCGGGCTCTCGCAAATCAGAAGCGTGCTCCGCATGCCGGTGAACGTCGCCTCGTCCGCTGGCCAGCTGGTCGACACGATGCTGTCGGACAACTTGCGTCCTGACCTGGTGATCAAGTCGGAGGGCAAATTGACCGAAGACCAGGTCGCGTTGCTGCGCAAGCAGTGGATACAGCGATACAGCGGAATGCATAACAGTTCGGCGCCGGTCGTGCTCGGCGGCGGAATGGACATCAAGCAGATCTCGATGTCCGCGGCAGACGTGAAGCTGATCGAAAACCGGAAGTTGACCGATGACGATGTGTGCTCGGTGTTCGGAGTGATGCCGCACATGGTTGGTCGAAGCGACAAGGGTACGACGATCGGCACGACCGCCGAGCAACTTGCGAAGCACTTCGTGAAGTACACGCTTGGCAGGCATTTAACGAAGATCGCGCAGGAGGTCGGTCGGAAGGTGGTTCGAAAACCGAAGCGTTCGATTCAGCACGACGCCGACGCGCTCGACCTCGGCGACATGAAATCGCGGTTTGAGGCATTCCGCATCGCGCTGGGCCGTGCAGGCGAGCCGGGCTGGATGACGCAAAACGACGTGCGGCGCCGCTTCAACATGCCGCCGGAGGCGGACGGCAACACTCTCAATTCAGGGACCAAAGATGCGACGAAACCGAATCCTCCAGCTGCTGAATGACAACCGCGCTGCGCCGCGAGCTTTTAGCGTGAAGGCGAGCGACGACGGCACGGTTGCGACCGTCTACCTTTACGACGTGATCGTGACCGATGACTGGTGGGGCGGCGTCTCCGCGCAGTCGTTCGTGCAGGCGCTCGCCGGAATTACGGCCGATACGATTCACCTTCGGATCAACAGCCCGGGCGGCGACGTGTTTGCCGCTCGCGCGATGGAAACGGCGATTCGAGGGCACTCGGCGCGTGTGATTGCGCACGTCGACGGCGTTGCCGCAAGCGCCGCCAGTTTCGTGATGCTTGCGGCCGACGAAGTCGAGATCACGGACGGCGCGTTCGTGATGATCCATAACGCGTGGACGTTCGCGATGGGAAATGCGGACGATCTGCGCGAATCGGCGAAGCTGCTCGACGCTGTCGACGCGTCGCTGGTGCGAACCTACGCGAAGGAGACGGGGCAAAGTGAGGACGATATTTCCGCATGGATGGCGGCCGAAACGTGGATGTCATCCGAGGAAGCCGTGCAACGCGGCTTTGCTGATCGGCTCGCGGGTGCTGGCGCGGATGCACAGGCATCCGCGTGGAATCTCTCGGCGTATGACCGCGCGCCGAGCGCGGCGCATGCGCAGTCGTCGCCGCGCAGGCCGGTCGCGTTCGCTCCGCCGGAAGCGCCGTCGGCGCCGGCGCCGGATTCGAATCCTGTCGAGCCGACGCCGACGCCGCAGACGTCAGCCGCGGCGCCGGATTTGGAAGCAATGCGGCGCCGGTTGGAGCTTGCACAACGTTCGTGACGCGTTCCCGCGTCGATTCAAAGGGCTGCCTTCGGGTGGCCCTTTCTTTTTCTGTCGATGGAGACTGTATGGCTATTGCAATTCAAGCACTGCGGGAGCGTCGCGACGCACTCGCGAAAAATCTGAACGCGCTGCTCGAAAATACCCCGGGCGACAAGTGGGGCGCCGAGCAGCAAAAGGCGTACGACGACGGCCTCGCTGAGATGGATCGTGTGAGCGCCGAGATCAAGCGTCACGAAGGGCTGATGAATCGGCTCGCCGAAGACGCGCTCGCCGGCAATCCCGAGGGCCTGATCAACGCTCACGTCAAGACGCCGGGCGCGCACGACGGCGAGTCGCACGCGATCCGCACGTTCCTCCGGCGCGGCGTGATGGCACTGACCGACGAGGACCGCGCGCGCATGCTTGCGCGGCAGACACCCGAAATCCAGAACGCCATGTCGACCGGTGACCCGGCGGCCGGCGGCTATACCGTCGCGCCGGAGTTCTATCGCAAGCTCTCGGAGGCGCTCAAAGCCTTTGGTGGCCTTCGTCAGATCGCTACCGTGCTGCGGACCGCGACCGGCGCATCGATGACGTTCCCTGGCACGGACGCGACGGCGGAAGAGGGCGAGATCGTCGACGAAAACGAGGAAACGAACGTCGGCGATACGAAGTTCGTCGCGAAGTCGCTCGATTCGTTCCGTTACTCGTCGAAGTCGATTGCACTTCCGATGGAACTGCTGCAGGACAGCATGTTCGATCTCGAGAGCTACATCATCCGTCTGCTGACGACGCGCGTCGGCCGGATCACGTCGCGGCATTTCGCGAAGGGCACTGGTAATAAGCAGCCGGTCGGGCTGCTGACGGCAGTAGGCACTGGCGTCACCGTGGCGTCGCCGAACCTGATCAGCTACGACGATCTGATCGACCTCGAGCACAGCGTCGATCCGGCGTACCGCGTGCGTCCGAATTGCGGGTATGTCATGCATGATCAAATGCTGAAAGTCGTTCGCAAGATCAAGGATGAGCAGAAGCGACCGATTTTCGTGCCGGGTTATGAGCAGGGAAATCCGGGCGGTGCGCCGGATCGTCTGCTCGGCCGACCGATCACGATCGTGCAGGAATACGACCTGCCCGAGGCGGGCGCCAAGCCGATGACGTTCGGAGACCATTCCGAATACATCGTGCGCGAAGTGATGGATCTCACGATGTTCCGGATGACGGATTCGCGCTACACGCTCAAGGGGCAGGTCGGTTTCGTGGGCTTCAACCGCCAGGGTGGCAACCTGCTGGACATCGGTGGTGCGGTGAAGGCGCTGCAGATGGGGCAGGCCGCAGCACCGCAGGGCTGATGAACGGGGCCGCCACGTCGTGGCGGCCGCACATTCGACGTGAGGAATACATGGCCGACCAGTTGGCATATCCGCTGCGCGTCGCGGCGGGCCGCGTCGACGTCATGACGCGGCCCGCCGAGGAAGCAATCACGCTCGACCTGGCGCGCGAGCACTGCCGAATTGAGGGCGACGACGAGGATGTTCTGTTGAAGGGGAACATCGTCGCGGCGCGCGAGGCGCTCGAGGCGGCGCTGTCCCGCCCGTTGCTGCCGCAAGAGTGTCGGGTGCGGGTTGATTCGTTTCCGTCCGATCGGATTCTCCTCTGGAACGACGTGATCGAGATCACCGACGTGTCGTATACGGACGAGGCCGGCGTGCGGCAGACCTTGCCGCCGGCAGCGTACCGCGTAATGGATCGGGCGTATCTCGTATCCCGAAAATCGTTCCCGTACGGCGAGGATGTCCAGGTGCGGTTTCGTTGCGGCGCGTTCGAAACACCGGACACGGTGCCCGAATCGCTCGTCGCATGGATGCTGCTGCAGCTCGGCACGCTATCCGCGCACCGAGAGTCGGAACTCGATGGCACGGTTAGTTCGCTGAGCGAGGATTTCACGAACCGACTGATCGCGCGTCACGCGATCATCAGTATTTAGTGAGGCCGTATGCGTGCGGGAAAACGTAACGAGCGAATCGTGATCGAGCGCCGGAGCGGTGCAGTAAACGAGAACGACGAGCCATTACCGGATGCGTGGGTCGAGCATTCGCGGCCCTGGGCCGACGTGCTGTTTATCAGCGGCAAAGAGCATGTCGTTTCGGGTGCTGTCCGGGGGGCCGCGGTGGCCAGCATGCGCATTCGTTATCGGGCCGGTATCGACGAGCAGATGCGCGTGCGCTACGACGGCAGGCTCTACGATATTACGGCGGTTCTGCCGTCGCGCAAGCGCGGGTATATGGACCTGTCGGTAAAGGTGGGGGAAAAATATGTCTAGCGTGCAGATTCTGGGGCTGGGCGACCTGCGTGCCGATTTCGAGAAGCTCGCGAAAGCACAGTCGACCAAGGCGCTGCGGCGCGCGACGCTGGCCGGCGCGAAAGTGATCCGGGATGAGGCTCGCGCGCGCGCGCCGAAGAAATCCGGGAAGCTGCGGCGAAATATCGTCTCGGCCGCGCTTCGTCAGAAGGACGCGCCCGGCATTGCGACGGCGGGTGTACGTGTGCGGACTAAGGGCAAAGGCGATTCGCCCAGCAACGCGTTTTACTGGCGCTTCGTCGAGCTCGGCACGCAGCATATGCGGGCGCAGCCGTTCGCACGGCCGGCGTTCGACGCGTCGATCGGCCAGGCCGAGGGCGCGATTCGTACCGAAATCGCACGTGCCATCGACACTGTAATCGGGGGTGGCCGGTGAGCGCTCTCGTGATCCGGAACGCAATCGGCACGGTGAGCGCCGCGAAGGGCTATGTCGGCGCCGCAGCAGCAACGGCGAAGTCGCCTTACTACGTTGTCTCGCGCGTGAGCGGTTCGCGCGATATCGCGATTGGCGGAGCGACCGGCGGCAAGTCGGGGGTGTACCAGATCGACGTCTACGCGAGTACATACACAGATGCCGACGGGCTTGCCGACAGGGTAATCGATCGCGCGTACGCGGCCGAGCAGTTTTCTGTCGGTGGGGTAAATGACCTGCCAGACGACTTTTCGAGCGAATCCGGGGATTTTCGGGTGAGCCTCGAAATATCCGTCGAGTTCTGACGGATCAGATTTTTGTATGGCCCGCCTCGAGCGGGCCTTTCTTTTTTGTGAGGGGCTTATGGCCGAGAAAAGCAAGCGCATCAAGGCGCAGGGAACGAAGGTCGAGATCTCGAAAACCGTCTCGACGGACGTCGACGATAACACGCTCACCTTCGTCGATCTGAACACGACCAGCAAGACGATCCAGTGGCAGGGCGGGCAGTCGTCGGAAATCGATTCGACCACGCTCGCCAGCGACGAAAAGGAATACGAGCTCGGTCTTCCCGATCCGGGCGAGTTTTCGGTCGACGGGAACTATTCGTCCGATGACGAGGGGCAACTGATTCTTCGCGCTGCACGCGGGACCGGTGAAAAGCACGTTTTCCGCGTGACGTTCCGGAACGGATCGAAATTCCTGTTCATCGGCATGGTGCGGCAGTACACCTGGTCGGCCGGGGTCGACGGCATTGTGACGTCGACGTACAGCGTGCGCGTCAGCGGCTCGCCGAAGGAAGTGCCGCCGCCGACGCCGCCGGCAGGTTGATCGATCTCGCGAACCATAGGGGACAGAGATGACCAGCAAGTCAAAAGCCGGCGCGCTCCGCGCCGCGATCCTCAACCCGCTCGCCGGCTGGCGGCACGAACTGGTGCCTATGCCCGAGTGGGACGGCGTCATTGTCGCGGTACGCGAGCCGCTGCTCGAAGATCGCGCCTTCTGGCTCGAACCGCTGCGCGAGGCAGCCGGCGTCGAGCCAGACGACGACGAGCACACCGCGCGCGCCAAATACGGTCGCGTGAGCGCGGACGCGCACAAGCTTGCCTACGCGCGGCTGTTCGTGCGCGTCCTGTACGTCGAAACGCCCGACGGCTGGCGCCGTGAGTTCGACGACGACGATGTCGAGGCTGTCGCAGCGGCATACGGAGTCGCACACGATCGCGTCGTCACGAAGGCGATCGCGCTCGGCGGGCTCGGTACAGACCCGGAGGAAGCGGGAAAAAAGCCTTCCGCCGAAACGCCGATCTCCGACTCGAAATGACGTTGGCGCTGCGGCTCGGCAAGACGCTTGCCGAGCTGCGTGCGCAAATGTCCGCGGCTGAGTTCGCACTGTGGCAGGCGTTCGATTCTGAATCGCCTATCAGCGACGAACGGTACGACCTGCATGCGGCGATGGTCGCCTCGGCGGTGTTCCAGGCACAGGGGGCGAAGGTGAAGGTTGCCGACATGATGCCGAACTGGCGCGGCGTGTCGGAGGATGCCCAGGCGGTCGAGGATGATCCATTCTTCGCGGGCCTGGCGAGCTTGGCAAAGTAGGCGAAAAAATATATGGCAACCAGTCTGCGTGAACTGATCGTCAGTGTTTCGGCGAACACGACCGAGTATGACCGGCGCATGCGCGGGCTCGCGTCGACCGCCAGTGGGTATTTCAACGCGGTCCGGGATGGAGGCCGGGTCGCGGATGCGGCGTTTGCGTCGAACGCCGCGAGCGTGCAGGTCACGGTACGTGCGATCGAGGCCGCGCGCGGCTCGCTCCGCGGATATGCCGAGGCTGCCGTCGCCGCGTTCGGCGTGCACCAGTTGGTCGAATACGCTGACGAATGGACGAACCTGAGCAACCGGCTCAAGATCGTCACGCGTGATCAGATCGATTTCGCGATCGCACAAAACGACGTGCTTCGCATCGCGCAGGCGACGCGCCAGCCACTCGACGCGACGGCCGAGCTGTATCAGCGGATCGCGAACAACACGTCGCACCTTGGCCTGTCGATTAAGCAGGTCGGTCCTCTGGTTGAAACGATCAGCAAAGCGGTTGCTCTGTCTGGCGTATCGGCCGATACGGCCCGCCTCGGTATCGTGCAGCTTGGTCAGGCGTTCGCTTCCGGTCAGTTGCGTGGTCAGGATCTGAAGAGCGTCCTGGAAGAGCTGCCGGGTGTCGCGGACGCGATCGCGCGCGGCATGGGCAAGGGCACATCCGAGCTGAAGGCGCTGGCAGAGGACGGGAAACTGACCGTCGAGAATCTGATTGAGGCGCTGACGAACGCCGGTTCGAGCACCGACGCGCTCTTCGGAAAGGTGGATATGACCGTCGGGCAGGCGATGACGCGCCTGCAAACCGAAATCGTCGCGTACGTCGGGCGCGCGAACGAAGCGACCGGTGCAAGTGCGAAACTGGCGCAGGGCGTGGTCTACGTTGCGGAGCATCTCGACCAGATCGTAACGATCAGTGCGTCGCTTGCGGCCGGCCGGCTCGGGATCTATTTCACGCAGACCGCTGTTGCGGCCGGGAAGTCCGCTATCGCGTGGAACGCGGAACGGCAGGCGCTGCTCGCGAAGGCGCAGGCGGAAAACGCGGCTGCACTTGTCACTATCACGAAAGCGCAGAGCGATCGCGACGCGGCAACTGCGAAGCTGCAGAACGCGCAAGCTGCAGAGGTCGCCGCGGCGGCCGAACTGGCTGGCATGCGCGCGATGCGCGAAAGCCTCGCGATGCAGTCGGCACTGACGGCCGGTTCGATCCAATACACGCAGGCGAAGCTCGCCGAGGCCCGTGCGATCGAGGCGAGCGCCGTGGCGCAGGTCGCGACCGCGCGGTCGAATCTGGCGAACAGCCAAGAGATCGGCACGCGGATCGCCGGCACGCCGTACGCGGCGGTGATCGCGCGTGAGACAGCGGCGGCGCAGGGCGAGCTGGAGCGGGCCGAGGCATCCCTTGCGCTTGCGCAGCAGCGACGCGTGGCGCTCGAGGCTGCAGCGGCCAAGGGTACGGTCGACCAGACGCGCTACGCGGCGGCGCTAGCCGAAACCGAGAAGGGGCTCGCGGTCGCTGAGCGTGAGGTCGCGGCGGCGACGCAGGCGCGCGAGCGCGCCGAGCGCGGCGCGACGGCCGCGACGGCGGGCCTCGCTGCGGCGACCGAGCGCGCGGCGGTGGCGCAGACTGCTGCCGCGCGCGCGGGCTCGCTTATGCGCACGGTAGGGTCCGGCCTGCTATCGGTGATGGGCGGCCTGCCCGGCATCATCGCAACCGTTGGCACGGTGGCGCTCGGCGCCGCGGTGAACTGGCTGGTATTCCGCGATCACGCCAGCAGCGCGACGTCGAGCTTGGTCGACATGCAGGCGCCGCTCGACCAGATTATCGAGAAGTACCGGCAATTGTCGCCGCTGCTGCAGGAGGTCGAGCGCAATCGTGCGAAGCAGGCACAGGCATCGGCCCGAAATGACGTCGCTGACGCATACAACAGCCTCGCAGTGCGCGCGTCGCAAAGCGTTATCGTGCCGGGGTTCGGCGACGGTGCGCCGATCGTCACTGACGAAGATCAGGTGGCGCTCGATCAGTTCCTCGAGGGGCTGAAGCGGATCAAGTCGGAGAATCTTGGCGTAGATGAGAAGTCTCGCGAGCTTTCCCGCCTTGTCGGTGTGTTTGTCGATGCAACGAAGGGCGGCGACGATCTGCGGGCCGAGTTGGTGCAGGCAGCGTCCGCGATCGACACGGCTGGCGCCGCGGCCGACAAGGGTGCACGCACGCTGGCCGCGATGGATGCTGCTGCACGAGGTGCAGCCGATGGCGTTCGCTTGCTCACGGAGCAAAACAATTTCTTCGCTGGCGGTATGGCGGCCGAAGCGTGGAGCAAGTACGTCGAGAAACTGAAGGAAGCGTCCGACGTAATTGGCATGACTGCACGGCAACGCGCGGAGTATGAGGCGAAGTCGAAGGGCGCCAACACCGCGGAGGCGCAACAGGCTGGCTTGATAGCGGGCCGGGCTGACGCGTACAAGTCACTCGAAAAGGCGATCCAGGACAAGGATGCCAAGGCCGAGGCGGGCGCGCGCCGAAATATCGACAACCTGACGCGCGAGCTGGCGCTCATGAATCAGCAAATGGTCGTTGCGGCGGCGCTTGCTGAGTTTCAGGCCGATCTCGTCAGCAAGAAATTCGAGAAATTCGGGTTCAACGCTGACGCGGCGCGCGCGGCCGCTGCGGCGCGCGGTAAGCAGGCATTCGACGATACGGTCGCGGAGTCGGCGGCGCAGGTCGCGCGAATCACCGTCAACGCGCCGGCGTTGGGGCACAAGGCGCGCTCGGGTGGTGCTCGAGGTGAGTCGGAAAGCCAGCGTTTGCTCGATAACATCGCGCAGCGCATTGCGCAATTGCGTGTCGAGGCTGTCGCGACCGACAAGCTCACGCAGTCCGAGAAGGACCGCATCGGCTTCAACCAGAAACTGGCGGATCTGGCCGGCAAGAGGGCAAAGCTATCCGACGGGGACAAGAGCCTGGTTCGCGATCAGGCGTCGATTCGTGCGGCATACGACCGCGCCGTACAGCTGGAGAAGGAGGTCCGGTATCACGACGCGATCAACAAACTGAAGGAGCGGAGCGCACAAATTGATGCCGAGCTTGCCGACTACGCCTCCGAGCGTCAGCGGGAGGCCGAGCGCGAGCTCGCGTCGATGTCGATGGGTGACAATGCTCGTGAGCTGAATCAGGCGATGAGCCGCGTCGGCGATGAGTTTCGACGTCGGCGCGACGATTTCACGAAGGGCGCGCGCAAGGATGGCACGCTCGGATCGCCGGAATACTTGGCCGAAATCGAACGGATCAACCGGGCCGAGGCTGAGCAGATCGAGCGCGAACGCGGATATCTCGATCAGCGGCTCACGATGCAGCGTGATTGGCGCGTCGGCGCGAGTCGGGCGGTTGCGCTGTATCAGGAGTCCGCAGAGAACGCCGCCGGCAGGGCGGAAGAGGCGTTCACCAGTTCCTTTCGCAACCTGGAGGACGCGGTGGCATCGTTCGCTGCGACCGGCAAGCTGGATTTCCGCGGGCTCGTGGACAGCATGATCGCCGATCTGGCGCGGTTCGCGGCGCGGGCCGCGATGGCGCCGGTGTTTAACGCGCTGGGTTCGGCGCTCGGGCTCGGAGCGTCGGCGGCTGGCGGCTTCAGTTCGTCGTCGCTGTTGGGCGGTATCGGTGGCGGTCTGGCGGATGCATTTGCTGGTGGTGGTGGTGGCAATGCTTACGGGTTCCATCTTGCCACGGGCGGGCGTGTGACCGGGCCCGGCACGTCGACGAGCGACAGCATCCCCGCGTGGCTTTCGAACGAGGAATTCGTGGTGAGGGCAGCCGCGGTGCGAAAACCGGGCGTGCTTCGTTTGCTCGAGGCGATCAACAGCGGGCAGGATCTCGGCTTCGCGAAATTTGCGACCGGCGGGCTCGTTGGTGGAGGCTCCGCGGGTGGAGGTGCAGTCGGTGCCCAAGCCGGCGGAATCCAGCTGAACATCCCCGTCACGATCGAAGGTGGTGCCGGCAACGCGTCGCAGGTGATGGCTAGCGCCGAGTTCGTGAAGAAGCTCACGCAATTGGTGCAGGGGCTCATCGCGACCGAGAGCCGTCAAGGTGGGGCGCTCTGGAAACTGAAAAATGGGATGGGGTGATGACCGACACGTTTAACTGGTCGCCAACTGTCGATGGGTTCGGTGGTGATACGACGCTGAAGGTGCGGAAGGCTGGCTTCGGTGACGGATACACGCAGCGCGCGGCCGACGGGCTCAACAATCGGGTGCCGACATACAACCTGCGGTTTGTCGGGAGGGCGGAAAAGATTTCCGCCATCCTCGCGTTTCTTGACGCGCATTGCGGGGCGGTGTCGTTCTTTTGGACACCGCCGCTGCGCCCACAAGGACGATTCGTGTGTGAGAAGTACACCGAGCCCGTGAAAAGCGGGAACGTGTACACGATCACTGCGCAGTTTGAGCAGACATTCGCACCGTAGGACATGGCATGGCAAATCTTCAAAAAGCAAATCTCGGAACGCCGCCGTCCGGATCCGGTGGCGATGATCAGCGTACGGCAAACACGAAATTCAACGCGAACGTCGACGTACTGAACGCGCAGTCCGCGCTTACCACGGCACCCACCGTGACGTCATCTCAGGCACTTACTGCGGCGAGTCATTTGGGAAAGCGGGTTGGAATCAATCTCGCCGCGGGTGGCGCGATTACATTGCCAGCTGCTTCGACATGCGCGGCCGACAGCGTGCTGCATCTTCGGAACGTTGGAAAGCCGATCGCCCTGGCGGTCGCGGCCGGTTCCGGCGACGCGCTCACTCTCACGAAGCTCAATGCTGGCGAGGCGGTATTGCTGGATACGGACGGCGTGAATGCATGGCGCGTGCTTATGCGTGGCCGCGCGTACGGCGATGACGAGTTCGTCAATGGTTCACTTTCCATTGGTGGAGACGTCTCTGCGGCCGGAAAGATCGGGGGAGCGACGGCTCCCAATTTGCTTGTCAATGGATCCGGAGAGCTCGGAAATATCGGCTGGACTGGCGCCAACTTCACCGCGGATCAGGATACAAACGGCGGTAACGGTCCGTTCTTCCGGAATGCTGTCGCCCTCAACGGTTCGCCGTTGTACAACTATAGCGACGATGTTCCAGCGGTGCCGGGGATCAAGGTCGCGATCCAGGGTGTCGTCGGAGCTGCGGGCATGACGGCGGGTGCGGCGACGATTGGCGTCGAATTTCGTGATGCAGCGAACAACTTGTTGAGCGTGATTGCGCCCACGTCCGTAAACTTCGGCAGTGCTCCGACGTTCCGCACCGCCCTGGGGACGGCGCCGGCGAGCACATCCAAGATGCGTTTCCGTATCGGAGTGACGGCTTCGCCTGTAGGACCGGTTGGCGCTGCGACATACTCGAACCTGAAATACGAAATCGGGACGGCAGCATCTTCGTATTCACAGGAGGCGAGCGTTGCCTACTTGGGCGGAGCGCCTGCGTTGTCGGGGCGACCAACGTTTGCCGGAAAGGCACCCTGGGATGTCGGAAACTTGCCCGATCCAGTGCGCGTGGGCCAGCTCGCCGGCAGCAGAATCACGACGTCGACCAACGTAGTCGATACGCCCTATAGCGGTCCAGGTGTATTCGTGAACATGTGGTCCTACAACTTTAAGCACGTTGGTCTTAGTGGCACCGCGCTGATTTCGGTTTTCGGTGGAATTTCCGTAGCGGGCACGTCGTCCAACTTGACGGTCGGCTACAGTCTCAAACTGATCGACACGACGACTGGCGTCGCGCTTGACGAAAGTGTGTATTACCAGGATCTGCTTTCGGTCATCGGTAACTGGAGCAACTACTACCATGTTGGTGTAGCGATTGCTGCCACGGGCCTAGTGGTCGGGCGGACGTACACAATTCAATTGGCGGGATTCAAAACCGCAAACGTAGGGCCGATCGGGCTAGCCCTTAACATTCGCGGGGTGCTCAACTAATGTCGATTACCGCTGACGTCCAACAACTTGAGCCTGGCCGGCGGATCGAATTGTTCGAGGTCGATTGTAGTGCGATCGGTGGCGACGTCCTGCGATTCCACGGGCACCTGCAGTCGACGTCGATCGTGTGGCAAGGGCGTGAATACAAGCCCTGGCCGATCCAGGCGGCGGGCTTCGAGCGGACATCGGACGCACGGCAGCCGTCACCAACGCTGACGGTCGGGGACATCAACGGCACGATCACGGCGCTATGTGTCGCGTTGGGTGATCTTGTCGGTGCGAAGGTGTTTCGGCGCCGAACGCTCGCGAAGTACCTGGATTCAATCAATTTCCCGGGCGGCAACCCATCTGCGGATCCGAACGAGGAGTGGCCGGTAGAGCAATGGCGGATTGAGCAGAAGAGCGATGAGCAACCGGGCGTGCAGGTTGAATTCACGCTCTCATCGCCGCTCGATTTCGGTGGTCAGCAGGTGCCGGCGCGACAGATCGTCGGCATGTGCCAATGGCGCTATCGTGGGCCGGAATGCGGATATACCGCGATGGTGTTTTTCGACAAGAACGACAAACCCGTGAGCGATCCTGCGCTTGACCGTTGCAGCCAAAAAATCAGCGGATGCGAATGCCGGTACGGCGTGAACAATCCGCTGCCCTACGGCGGCTTCTTGTGCGACACGCTCGCCTAGCCTCTCAATCAACCTCGCACCACGGACCCGCCAATTGGCGGGTTTTTTTATGGACGAACGAATCAAGCAGGCGATCGCGGAACACGCGCTCGCCGAGTATCCGCGCGAGTGCTGCGGGCTCGTCGTGCGGACGGCGGCCGGTGAGGTGTATTTGCCTGGCCGAAATACCGCGGCGGCGCCGACCGAGCAATTCTCACTCGCGGCCGAGGATTACGCGGACGCCGAGGACATGGGTGAAATCATCGTGCTCGTGCACTCGCACCCGAACGGAGTAGCTCAACCGAGCATGGGTGACCGCGCAATGTGCGAGCGCGCTGGCATCCCGCAGTGGGCGATCGTTTCTCTTGGCGTGCAGGCCGACGGCTCGATCGGCATCGACAACTGGTGCGAGTTCGGGCCGAGCGAGTACGTGGCGCCACTGTACGGCCGTGAGTATGTGCACGGTGTGCTCGATTGCTATTCGCTGGTGCGCGACTGGTATCTCGCCGAGCGGGGGATCTTGCTGCCGGATTTCGAGCGCAAGGACGGGTGGTGGGCGGATGGTTATTCCAACTTGTACATCGCGCACTACCAAGACGCGGGCTTCCTCGATTTAGGGCGCGACGCGCAGCTCGAGCCAGGCGATGTGCTTCTGATGCAGATTCGGAGCAAAAACGGCGTGCCGAATCACTCGGGCGTGTATCTCGGTGACGGGATGTTCGCGCATCACATGTATGGGCGCCTTTCGTGCCGCGCAGTGTGGGGTTCGATGTGGCGCGACTGCTGCACGACGGTGCTGCGATATGTCGAGGGGGCGAAGTGACGGACACGCTGCGGGAGGTGAGGCTTTACGGGATTGCTGGCGCCCGATTCGGTAGGGTACATCGGCTGGCCGTCTCGTCGACCGCGGAGGCCGTACGCGCGCTGTCGGTGTTGATTCCCGGCTTTCGGCAATTCCTGCTCGGGGCGCGCGACAACGGGCTCACGTTCGCAGTGTTCAACGGGCGCCGCAACCTAAGCGAAGACGATCTCGATGCGCCAGTGGGTAGCGACGCAATCCGCATTGCGCCGGTGATTATCGGCAGCAAGAGCGGCGGCCTTTTCCAGACGATCTTCGGTGCAGCTCTGATGGTAGTAGGCGCAGTCGCTTCGTTTTATGGGCAGCCGTGGGGCGCCCAACTGATGGGACTTGGTGCATCGATGGCGCTCGGCGGAATCGTGCAGATGCTGAGTCCGCAGCAGGCCGGGCTGGCTGGCGTTGCGGACAACGGCACGTCGTACTACTTCAACGGAGCGGTGAATAGTGCGGCCCAAGGTGAACCGGCGCCGCTCGTGTATGGCGAGATGCTGGTCGGTTCGAAAGTCGCCAGCTCCGGCATCTATACGGAGGATCAGGTGTGAAGAGCATCTACGCGGAATCGGGGTTGAAACGAATCAGCGGAGCGAAAGGGGGCGGCGGTGGCGGTAGTGGGGGCGGTGAATCGCCGGACAACCTACATTCCGTTGCGCGCGCGAAGGTGCTCGATATCGTTTCAGAGGGCACGATCGTCGGGCCGGTGAAAGGTATGCAGTCCGTGTTTCTCGATGGCACGCCTATCCAGAATTCTGACGGCTCGGTCAATTTCCAGAACTACAGTGTCGACGTTCGCACAGGCACTCTGGATCAGGAATATATGCCGGGCTTTCCGGCGGTCGAACGCGAGGCAGCCGTCGGCGTTCCGCTGACGTCGGATGCGCCGTGGGTCCGGCAGGTGCAGAACACGCAGCTTACGGCGATTCGCCTTCGATTCGGTGTGCCCGCGCTTCAGAAAAGCGATCCGTCGGCTGGCGTGTTCGGCTATCGCGTGGAATATGCGATCGATTTGTCGGTCGACGGTGGGTCGTATGCCGAGGTGCTGAAGGGTGCATTCGACGGCAAGACGACATCGCTGTATGAGCGATCGCATCGGATCGAGCTACCACGCGCGAGAACGGGTTGGCTGGTTCGCGTACGACGGATCACGCCGAATGCTCACAGTTCGCTGATCGCCGACGCCGTGAACATCGAGGCGATCACGGAGGTGATCGACCGAAAGATGCGCTATCCGATGACGGCGCTCGTCGGTATGACCTTCGATGCTCGGTCATTCTCGCAGGTTCCGGTGCGGTCGTATCACGTGCGTGGCCTGATCATTCGGGTGCCGTCCAACTACGATCCGGAGACGCGGCTGTATTCCGGTGCATGGGATGGGACCTTCAAGCTTGCGTGGACGAACAACCCCGCATGGATTTTCTACGATCTGCTGCTGAATGAGCGCTACGGGCTCGGCAAGACTGTCGACGCGTCGATGATCGACAAGTGGGGGTTGTACGAGATCGCGCGCTACTGCGATGTGATGGTGTCGGACGGCAAAGGCGGCGTCGAACCGCGCTTTGCATGCAACTGCGTGATTCAGTCTGCGGCCGACGCATTCAAGGTGCTGCAGGACATCGCCAGTGTGTTCCGGGGTATTGCGTACTGGGGGCCGGGCGCGGTCGTCGCATCTGCTGATATGCCGTCCGACCCGGTGTACGTATATACCGCGGCGAACGTCATCGGGGGAGCGTTCCGTTACGTCGGAAGTGAGCGTAAGACACGGTACACGGTCGCGCTCGTCAGCTACAACGATCCGACGAACCAGTACAAACAGACAGTCGAGTATGTCCCGGACGAGGACGGCATTGCCCGATATGGGGTCGTGAAAACTCAGGTGACTGCGTTCGGATGCACGTCACAGGCGCAGGCGCATCGGCTCGGGAAGTGGATCCTTCTCACGTCTCGCTACGAATCCGGCACGGTGTCGTTCCAGGTGGGAATGGATGGTGTACTAGTCGGGCCGGGACAGGTTATCGCGATCGCCGACCCGAAGAAGGCTGGCCGACGTATCGGTGGCCGCATTCGCTTCGCGGCCGGCGCAGTCGTTACGCTGGACAAGGCGCCGACCGTTGCGGTAGGTGATCGATTCACTGCAATTCTTCCGTCGGGCCTCGCGCAGTCGCGCGCGGTGAAGTCGGTCGACGGCGATGTGCTGACGTTGGTGGATCGCTTCGATGCGGATCCAGTTTCCGGCGCGGTGTGGATGCTGGAGGGTGACAAGCTCGCCGCGCAGCTGTATCGCGTTGTCAGCGTGCAGGAGAGTGACGACGAGGGGCAGATCGCGTATACGGTCACGGCGACTATGCACGAGCCTGGGAAATACGCGGCGATCGACGACGGCGCACAAATCCAGCAGAGACCGCCGACGATTATTCCGCCGTCGGTGCAAGGGGCGCCGGCAAACGTGCGGATATCGACATACTCCGCGGTCGACCAGGGCATTTCGAAAACGACGATGGTCATCGCGTGGGATGCCGCGCAAAACGCAGTGACGTACCTTCCGGAATGGCGGAAGGACAACGGGGAGTGGGTGACGGTCGCGCGGACCGGCGGCTCGCAGGTCGAAGTGCCGGGAATCTATCAGGGCCGCTACGTGGCCCGCGTGCGGGCGCAGAACGTGATGGGCGTCACGTCGCTGCCGGCCGTCAGTGCGGAAACGCAGGTGACCGGAAAAACGAGCCTGCCGCCCGCCGTTGTGTCACTGAAGGCCGCGGGCGTCGTATATGGCATCAACCTCGATTGGGCATTCCCGGCTGATGGTTCAGCGGGCGACACACAACGTACGGAAATCTGGCAAAGCCGCACGCCGAACCGTGCCGACGCGATCAAGCTCTCGGATTTTGCGTACCCGCAGGCCTCGACGTCGATCCAGGGTCTTGCGGTTGGCCAGGTCTTCTATTTCTGGGCGCGCCTAATCGACACGACGGGGAATGTGGGGCCGTGGTTCCCGGCTTCTGGCCCGGGCGTGCAGGGGCAGCCGACGACTGATCAAAGCGCGTACGAAAAATACTTCGAGGGGCAGATATCCCACTCGGCACTGGGCGACGATCTGAAAAAGCCGATCGATGCGATCCCGGGAATTCAGAAGGATGTCGAGAACAACGCGAGCGCGATCGCGAAGGAAGTGTCCGATCGTACGGCGGCAGTCGCCAGCGAGGCGCAGGCCCGCGCAGACGCAATTTCAAAGGAGGTGAAAGATCGCACGGATGCGATCGCAAAAGAGGCAAAGGACCGGGCCGATGCCGTCGCTGCGGAAGCGCTCCAGCGTGGCGCTGCAGTTACCGCCGAGCAGCAGGCAAGGCAAACGGCGGACGATTCCCTTGGTAAGCGGATCGACACGGTAACTGCGAGCGTCGGAGACGCCGCGGCCGCCATCAAACAAGAGGTGACTGCGCGTGTCGATGCTGACGGGGCGCTGTCGACGCGTATCGATGCAGTCGTCGCCAAGGCGGACAACAACACGGCGGCGATCACGTCCGAAGCGTCGACGCGAGCCAGCGCCGACACGGCCCTCGGCAAGCGCGTCGACGCGGTTGTTGCCGACGTCGGCGCAAACAAGGCAGCGATCGCAGGAGAACAGCAGGCCCGTGCCGATGCCGACGGCGCGCTGTCGAGCCGTATCGATACGGTTGTGGCGTCTGCCGGCGCTAACAGCGCGGCGATCTCCGCCGAGCAGAAGGCGCGTGCCGACGCGGACGGCGCGCTGTCAACGCGGATCGATGCCGTGACAGCGACGGCCGACGCCAGCAAGGCGGCGATTACGGCAGAGCAAAAAGCACGTGCCGATGGCGACTCGGCGAACGCAAGCAGTATCGCTGCGGTCCAGGCACAGACGAATGCGAAGAATTCGACATTCCGACAAGCTATCACGCCGATTGCGAAGGCGATCAATGATGTGTGGATTGATCTTGGTAGCACGAACCTGTTCAGGCAATCGCAGGCGTTTTCTGTCACGTCTGTATGGGGGCGCAACACCAATGTGTCTGGCGTAGTCGATAACGCGGTGGTCGCTCCGGACGGGACCAAGACGGCGTCGACGGTGAGCGTCAACGGTGCTGGTTACATCTACCAAGGTTCTGCGATGGTCGCGGGCGAGAAATACACGCAATCGATCTTCGTGACGCCCGGGACCGCGACGCAGATTGCGCTGCAGTCTTTCCAGCAAACAGGCGTGCAGTATTTCGATCTTGCTGCGGGAAAGATTGGTGCTTCGCAGGGTATTGCGACGAACGCTCAGATCGTGCCAATCGGCTCGGGGTGGTATCGGTGTTCCGTGACATGGGCTCCCACATCGACCGGATCAAACAACGTCGGTTACACCATTCCCGCGACGGGGGCAGCGACGATAAGCATTTGGGGGGCGCAACTCGAGAAACTTGCAGGACCGGGCCGATACATCCCTACGGCATCCGATACTGTCAGCACGGCCGGTGCAAACACGATGTTGGTGTGGGATGGTTCCGCTTGGGTGCCGTCGCAGGATGCGAGCATCGCCAGTAACGCTGCGGCAATTGTGACAGAGACCAATGCACGCGTGACTGCTGATAATGCGTTGTCAGGCCGTATCGACACGGTGTCAGCGTCGGCGGCTGCCAATGCTGCGGCGATAACCAATGAGCAAAAGGCCCGCGCCGACGGCGACAGTGCACTTGCAACGCAAATCAGTCAGGTGTCGGCGCAATTGAATGTGCCGATGGCCGGCGATACTGGTCAGTCCGCGGGATCGACACAGGTGATGGCCGGCGTCTATTCCGAGCAAGCCGCACGCGCAGAGGCTGACATGGCACTTGCGCAGCGCATCGATTCGGTTACTGCGCAGATGCAGAACGGTCATGCATCGCTAATCGCGGATATTCGAACGGAGTCGGAGGCCCGTGTCGATGCGGTAAGCGCTCAGGCCGAGCAGATCACGACGATTCGAGCGCAGGCCAATGCGAATACGGCGGCGGTGCAGACGGTCGCGCAGTCGTATGCAGACCTGAATGGGCGCGTTTCCGCGTCGTATCAAATCAAGACGCAGGTGACGACCGATGGGCGGACGTACATCGCAGGCATCGGCATCGGGATCGACAACAGCAGCGGGGTTGTCGAGTCGCAGGTATTGGTGTCGGCGAGCCGCTTCGCAGTGGTCGATCCGAACAACGGGGGGGCGTCGATCGTGCCGTTCGTGGTACAGGGCGGGCAAGTGTTTTTGCGCCAGGCACTGATCGGTGCCGGGTGGATCACAAATGCGATGATCGGCAGCTACATCCAGTCGGACAACTACATCGCCGGGAAACAGGGCTGGCGGCTCGATAAGAATGGGAATTTCGAGATCAATTCGCCGGACGGAGCTGGAGGGCGGACGGTGTACGACAACAACGGCGCGCGCACGTACGACGAGAACGGCGTGCTTCGCGTGCGCTGGGGGAGGTGGTAACGGTGAATACCGGGCTTCAGATTTTCGATGGTGCGGGCCGCCTGATCCTCGACGCGAAATCGCGGGCCGGGCGGGTTGTTGGGATCGTGCATACGGGTGGAAACGACGGCAGCGTCCCGGCCGATATGTCTGGTGGCGAACCGTTTTGGGCGTTTATGCCGGATCGGATTTTCTACCGTGTGGGTGGCGCGGAGCCTTCGCCCGTTGTGTCGATCGACAGGGCCGGCGTGACGTGGCGCTATAGCGGTAACGCCAGTGGGTCGAACGCTTACGTGAAGGTTCCGGGCTGGATCGTTTTTGGAGTGTATTGATGCCGGCAGGATTCCAGGCGTTCACCGATAGTGGTGTGTACCAGATTGACGGCTCGACGCCAAACTATCAAATGGTCCAGGCGATGGCGGCAAATTCGGCAGATGGGGTGCTGAAGCTGGCGGTTAACGATGCAAGTAAGCAGTTTTACACCACGTTGCCAAACGTATCGTTCACGTTTAATGCGGTGGCCGGGCCGATGTATGGCGTGTACGCATCTGATGGCGTCGGGATTACGGTATGGAGCACCGTGCGTAGCGGGAATACCTACACGCTGACGTTTATCACAGAGCGCGCTTGCACGGTCTACTTGTTCCTGTTTGATCGAGTGCCTCCTGCTGCCGGCAATTTCGGGCTGCAGGTGTTCAACGAGCGCGGCGAACTGATTGCCGACTCGTCGAAGCCGTTTCTTCGTGTGCTCGATGTGATCTACGACGAGTATTTGCCGGGAACCGGATGGGCCACGTTAGGCGCGCCTGGTGCACCGTGGCAGACGCGCAGCTATGGTGCGCCGGTCATCGTGTCCGGGATTTATCCGGTGCGTGAGGCGTGGAGCTATGACCCTGCCGGCCTCGAACTGAGCTCGATTCGCGTAAACGGGAATACGGTTTCGTGGGGCACAACAATGTACGGAGGAGGGCGAACGCCGAACTGGTCAGGATTTCGAGAGCAATGGCATTCGCGCTTCATGGTGCTGGATGCGACGGGAATTGTGTGATTGGCCGCCAAATTGGCGGCCTTTCTTTTTACGGGGTAGGAAACGGGGAGCGTTAATGCAAGAGCACGAAAAGACGATCTTGGAGTTGATCCTCATGGGTGGACTGATTGGCATTGCTAAGGTTTTGGTCGGAAGCGAGCAATTGACGGTGCGGCTTGTGGCCGGGCGGGCGGTGCTGGGTTCCGCGACCTCGATGGTCGCGGGCTTGGCTTTGTTGCAGATCCCGGATCTGCCGCCGATTGCGCTGCTCGGCCTCGGCAGCGCACTGGGCATCGTCGGCTCGCAGTACCTCGAGGTATTGCTGCGCCGAAATGCAAAACGGGTATTCGGGGATAAATGAACATGGGAAATCTCACGGCACATTTCACGCTCGAGGAATTGGTTGCGAGCGACACGGCGCGTCGGCGCGGCATCGACAACACGCCGTCGGCGACGGTTGCGGCGAATCTGCGCAGGACGGCCGAAGCGCTCGAGCGCGTGCGCGAGCTGCTCGGCGGCCGACCGGTGGTAGTCACGTCGGGCTACCGATCGCCGGCGCTCAACAGCGCGATCGGGGGCGTTCCGAACAGCGCGCACAAATTGGGGTTGGCGGCCGATTTCGTGTGCCCGAAGTTCGGAACGCCGCTCGACATTTGTCGGGCAATCAGTCGGTCATCGATTGAGTTCGATCAGCTGATCCAGGAGGGGACGTGGGTGCATATCGGGCTCGCCGCAGCCGGTGTGAAGCCGCGGCGGCAGGTGCTGACTGCATCCTTTGGGTCGGCGCGCACGATGTATTCGGAGGGGCTATGACCTGGTTCGACCCCCGCATCTGGTTCGCGATCATCGTGGCGGTAGTCATCGGTACTGCGGCTGGATATTTCAAGGGCCATCGCGACGCGGACCAGTCGCGCACAGTAGAAACACAGGCGCAGCGAATTCGCGAGCTCGTCACTGCGCGCGACGAAAGCGACCGTATCGCGCGCCAACAACAGGGGAACGCTGAAGATGCTCGGAAAAAACGTGATCAAGCGCGCGCCGATGCTGCTGCCGCTGCTTCTGCTGCTGACGGCCTGCGCAAGCAAGTCGCCGGACTTCTCGTCCGTGGGCGCGATTCCGCCACTGCGTCCGGAGGCTCGGCAACCGGCGACGCCCTCGATCTGCTCGCCGACGTGCTCGGCCGGGCTGACGCGGCTGCGGGAGAATTCGCGCGAATTGCTGACGAGCGGGGCATTGCCGGCCGGCAGTGCGAAAGCGACTACGACGCGCTAACGAGCGCTGGGCGGCACTAGAAACAGGGCGGCCGAGTGGCGTGCGGTAACACGTCGCTCGGCCGCTTTTCCACTGTCTGAGCCAGTGAATCAGCCAAGGCCCTGCTTACCTACGTAGGCGGGCCGGATTCTACACCAAGTTTAAAAACGGCTTTCACAATGGCAAATCCAATTATTCCGTGGATCGGCGGTAAGCGCCGTCTTGCAGACCATCTCATTCCGCGCTTTCCGGCGCACGACTGTTACGTCGAAGTGTTTGCGGGCGGAGCGGCTCTGTATTTCATGCGTCCGCCAGCAAAGGTGGAGGTGATCAACGACGTCAACGGCGACCTGGTGAATCTGTATCGGGTCGTGCAGCACCATCTCGAGGAGTTTGTGCGGCAGTTCAAGTGGGCGCTCACGAGCCGACAGGTGTTCGAGTGGTTGAAGCTTACGCGTCCTGAGACCCTCACGGATATCCAGAGGGCTGCGCGGTTCTACTACCTGCAGAGAAATTGCTTTGGCGCGAAGCTCGAGGGACAGACTTTCGGGACGGCAACGACAACGCCGCCGGGGCTAAACCTCCTGCGCATTGAGGAAGAGCTGTCGGCTGCGCATCTGAGACTGGCAAATACGTTCGTCGAGCGCCTGGATTGGGCGGCATGCATCGATCGCTACGATCGGCCGCACACGCTTTTTTATCTCGATCCACCGTACTACGAAACGGAAGGCTATGGGGTGCCGTTTCCGTTCGCGGAATACGAGACGATGGCTGAACGGTTGCGCTCGCTCAAGGGGCGCGCGATCGTGAGCCTGAATGATCACCCCGACATACGACGCGCATTCGATGGGTTTCACATTGAGACCGTGCCAATCCAGTACACGGTTGGCGGCGGCAAGGGCGTCGAGCGCAACGAGCTGATTATCTTCAGCTGGGACGATGCCAACGAGCCGGTCGGCCTGTTCTAAATTCAGCCCGCGCTTGCCGCGGGCTTTCTGTTTCACGGATGTGTAATCGATATGTAAAATCGTCTATCCGGGGATATAACACTTTCTGACCTGAGAACCACAATGAAAAAGACTTTGATTGCTGCTGTTTTGGCGGGACTCGCGCTTTCGGCCTGCGGGGGCGGTGACGATTCGTCGACGCCAGCTACGGCGGGTCCGGCAATTCGGCTCAAGTATTCGGGGGCACCACTGGTCGCATCGCAGCGTGCGCGAGCGATGGCGGCGGCGGACGTTTCGAGTGCCGCATCCGCGCCCGGGGCATCCGGTGGAGACGTGCAGCCGACCATCGCGGCTCTGCAGGACGCGTTTAAGGCGCGCGGGGCGGACATCGCCGTTTATCCTGGCATCGTGAATGGCTCGACTCTGCATGACATCGTCATGAGCGAAAACGATGGTGTGGGGCCGACCGTCGCCGAGATCGCAAATTCCAAAACCAACATCAGCGAGTGGGCTCTCGTCTACTTTGAGCTCGACGATATGTCCGGGTATATCGACTCGGCAGAAAGACGCGCCGCGGTCGATCAGTTTAAGCGTGATCTGCAGGTGTATGGCGCACGTGAATATCTCAAAGGACGAGTGATATTCGCTGCTCGCCCGATCGTCTCGTGCGCGGGAGTCAAGGAGGTCCGGACGGTCGACGATAACGGCTTTACGGTCGTGAATTCGTATTGGCCCGCGTCGCAGGCGTTGTATGAAGCGATCGACGGCGCCGGCGTCGATGGTGTGGTGACGCCCATCGGTGGGCTTGCGAAGCCGGGCGCTTTGCACATGGGCGCTGATTGCAATACGCCGGATCAAACCGTACGTGACGCACATCTTGCCAGCATCGCTGACCCGCTCGTCGACCGCTACAAGGTCGCGCTCGACACAATTAACAAGTGCAAGTACAACCCCGAGGCCATCCCGGAGGACGGCCGATCCGCGCAGTGTTGGGGCATCGAGCCGGTGAAGAAGTAACCCCGGCTGCGAGATATCCAATGCTGATCTTGAGGCGCTTGCCCGCTGCCGCAAGCGCCTCGGCGAGCGTTTCGATTTTCGTCGCGTGGGCAAGATTCACGCGTGCGCGGCTAACGCCAATCCCAGCGTCGGATTTCCTCTTGAAGCAACAGGCGCAGCTTATGTAGCGCGACCAAGTGACTTCCTCCCGTGTCTTCGTTCCAAACAGATTGAACGGTCTTCCGCAGCGCCTCCGCTTCCTCGAATTGCTTGCGGGCGCGGACGATCTCTAGGACGAGAGTTCGGACCTCATGCCCCTCTGGGTAGCGTTGCCATATGGCGCGAAGTTGCTGCGCTGTTGGGCATGTGAAGTGAGGAAGGTCTTTGGTAGGCATGATGTTGCGAATACTGTATAGATATACAGTGTATCGCGCTGTAACATGGTCCCGTCAAGTCAAACAGTGGGGACGGAGATGTGCACGAACTACGTGGCGCCCGGCGAGGATCCGGGCCTGAGCGAGCTCAGAATCGACAGCTTCGTCGACCTCTACCGTTGGCACCCATGGAAGCCCGAGATTTACCAGGACTATGACGCCCCTATCGTCGCGAATGTCGATGGCCAGTTCAAGCCCTTGATCGCTGGATTCGGGTTCTGGCCGCGTGCGCTGCAGAAGGCCAATGTCGAGAAGGCGAAGGAGCAGGGCAAGAAGCCGCCGATTATGCGCAGCACGATGAATGTGCGCGACGACAACCTCGGAAAGTCGCCCCTGTACGGGCCCGCATGGCGCGGTGGCCAGCGCTGCCTGATTCCGGCCGCATGGATTCACGAGCCGAACTGGGAAACCGGTGCGCACGTGAAATTCAAGATCGGCCTGGCCGGTTGGCGCCCGCTGTGCGTTGCCGGTATCTGGCGCACCCTGAAGGCGCCGGACGGCAGCGTCCGGAACACGATGGCGATGATTACGGTGAACGGTGAAGGGCATCCGATCTTTTCGCGGATGCATCGCCCGGACGACGAGAAGCGTGCCGTCGTGATACTGCGGTCCGAAGACTGGGAGGAGTGGCTGACGACACCGAACGTCGAGGCCGCTCGTGCGATGCTGCAGCTCTACCCGGCCGACGACATGGCCGCAGAGCCGGCGTGA